CTTCAAGCGTTGGGTCACCAGCGAAGTCCTGCCTTCGATCCGCAAACATGGCATGTACGCGACTGAGTCAATGGTCGATGCGATGCTCGCCGATCCCGACGCGATGATCCGGACACTGACCACCCTCAAAGAGGAACGAGCTAAGCGCGCCCAGCTAGAGAAGCAGGCACAAGCCAACGCCCCCAAGGTCCTCTTCGCCGACGCCGTAGCATCCGCGAAAACCGACATCCTCATCGGCGACCTAGCAAAAATCCTACGAGGCAACGGCGTAGACACAGGACAGCGCCGCCTGTTCGAGTGGATGCGTGAAAACGGCTACCTCATCCGACAGAAAGGCTCGTCATGGAACATGCCCACTCAAAAGGCAATGGACATGGGCCTGTTCAGGGTGAAGGAAACAGTTGTCACTCACACAGACGGGCATACGTCGGTTAACCGGACAACAAAGGTCACGGGCCGTGGGCAAACATACTTCGTGAACAAGTTCCTCGCTCACACAGCCGAGAACTGACCCCATGTGTAAGTGAACTTTCCACAGGATTCCGTGGAAAGCCACAAATGTGTCAAGCGTATACCACTGGCACAAGGAAAGGCCCCTACCCTAGTTGGTAGGGGCTTTTTCTTCTCTTTCACGCGTCAATCCGCTCCAACGCCTCACGCAGACTCTCATGATCCACCCACGCCTGATCAATCCGAGCAGACAAGTCCTCCAAATCACGATCCTGACGCTCAGTAATACGATCCAACACCTGCCCGTGCGCGGCAAGCACCTGCCCGTGAGCATCCAGAGTCGCCTTGACAGCCTCCTGGTTGGTCTCGATCCGACTCACAGCATCCTTGATGCTCCCACCATGATTAGGACGCATCTCATGATGGACTTCAGACAGTGAGGCCTCCAGCGCGTCTAGCCGCTGGTCGATCTTGCCCGCGATAGCTTCCAGGGCAGCCGACGTCTCGGCCTGCTCACGCTCAGCACGAGCCTTGCCGACCTGCTCGCGCGCAATCAGAGCCTCAGCCTTAGCCTTCTGGTAGCCCCACCACATGCCAGCCAGCGCGGACAGGGCGGCTACTAGTGCGCCGAAGCCAACCCCGTTAGCACCGATAGCCGCCACAATCCTCGCTAACGTCATCGCGGGTCAGTGTCCCGTTCACCATACGAAGGCGCCTCATACACGCCGCCCGTATGCGACGCTGCCAACACCAGGGCAATAAGGCCCAGCACCTTATCAGCCACATCAAGCCACGCGTGCACCTGGTCGGGCGTGGCCAGCCCATACACCGCGCCCAAACCCAGCAACGCGGCCACAACCGCATACAGGGCCTTACGGCGCTCCGGCGTGAGCAGTGGCCAGCGCGTACGGTCGGTTGTCAACACATGCTTTCCCATAATCTCTCTCCTCCTACACCCCCGAAGGGGGGTGGTCATTTATAATCACGGATGAACGACACTCGGTACCGACGCCATCAAGCCTGTAGCGCCCCTAGCGAGGGCTATATCAGCCTGCTGCTGAGTCGTAATGATGTGCGCAATCAGCGGCTTGCCCGTCGCCTTGAGAGTGTCCCACACACCCTGCTCAGCATTCCACTCCATGCCGAGCACATCCCAGCTCGACAGGTCCACACCGGCTACCTCATTCGGGTACATCATGCACATCGTGCGATAGCCGCGCTCGCGGGCACGCTGCGAGACGCCACCCTTAATGAAATGCTTAATGATGACGCGGCGCTTCGCGTTTTCCGCGCCAAACCGGGCTTCGAGGAGGTCAAACAGGGCAGCCTCAGACTCCATGTCACCCGCACTACCCACCTCCTTGCTGCTCGTCACCTTATGGTCGATAGCCAACACAATGTCACTACCAACCTGGTCGACAACATCAGTCAGACGCAGGAACCCACCGGACGCCTGCTGCAATCCTGCGAGCGTAGACCAGGGTGTGTTCCAGATCTGATAGTCCGTGCCCGGCACCGTACGCGATGTGATCCAGTCGTGGATCAGAACAAACTCGCCAGTCGCGCAGCGGCGCACCGACAGCTCCAACGCCTTGAAACCGGCACGCAACGACGCTTCTAGCCCCTTTTGAGTGAACTCCGGGTACTCAGTACCGCCCAACCTGTGCGCCACGTAGAACGGCTTAGAAGCCAGGAAACGATCAACCGCACTACCGACAGGTTGGCTACCCACCCGGCGGGGGAACACCTCCACGTCACCACCATCACGACGACGCAGGAACACGCGCACAGGCAGGTCACCACCATCACGGCGACGCACAAAAACACCAGTCTTAGGCATCCAAGATCACCACCTGCACACCAGCCCCATTAAGAGCCTGCTCGTTCGGATAAGTGACCACCATGCTGGTAGGCTCACCCGCGCCCACCCACTTCCCGGCAAGCACCGTCTGCAGATTGCCATCATGCTGTTCAGCATAGTTCACAATCTCCCAACCAGGTGAGACAACGAGCTGGTCGCGGGTCTCAGGCTTCAACGTGCGCTCGAAGGCAAACGCAAGGCAGGTACCAAGACCACCGACAATGATCGGCGCTGTGACCGTGGTCGATTCGACAGGCTCCTTCGTGCGATCCTTCACCTCACTAATGACCGGTCGGCCACCACCACGCACCGACAGGGCCACGTATCCTGCTTCCACCGGCTTCGATGTGCGCACGACAATGGACGGGTCCCACGGGCCAATAGCAAGAGTGAACCGCATCGTGCCAATGTAGTAAGGTTCGACAAGCACCGTCCACCCGGTTGGCCACGTGAACTCCTGATCGCCAATCGCCTTAGTGTTGACGGCAACAACAACACGATCACCGGCCTGCCCATCCACGCCAATCTGGACCTGGTCTCCTGCGAACTGGCCAGCCGCATGACCCACGACCCGCGCCGTCTTCTCCCCCACAGCAGGAGGCGTGACCGGCCCCGGGCCCGGCGCAGGAGGGATAACATCCGCAGGCAACGCATACACGATCCCATCTGGGAGCGCCTCAGCCTCCGACAGAGAAGCCACGACCTTAATCGGAGCTGCCGCAATCAGGCGCCCCTGCGCATCCACCAGGCCAGTCGACCCACCAGGTGGCGCAGGCAACGGGGCCGCATCCACAATATCTGCAAGAGTCACGCTTTGACCATCCACCAGCGTCACCTCCCTGTCAGCGAGCTGCTTCACCGGCGTAAACACTAGTATCCGATACTTGCCCGCGGACATGAGAGCCGAAACAGGGGCAGTCGATTCCGTAACGACACTACCCGCGACGACCACGTCACCCTCTGGCGTTCTGCCGGGCTCCGGAATAGGCTCGGCTCGAACAGTCAACGGGACGATACGCCCCGACGGAGTACGAACCGACCCCTCAATAAACGCAGTCATGACACACACCCTCCAAGAGTTCCATAAACATTCACTGGGTCGGCCCATCCGAAACCACACCCAAAATATGTAGCCTGCGGTCCACGCTCATCGTGTACACGCGCTGCCCTACCGAGAGGGCACCAGCCAGATTCACCGGATCAGCAGACAAGGGGGTGGCGTCCCCATCCAACTGCACACGCAAAGGCTTGGTACCAACCACAGTCGCCCACCGGAAAAGGGGCATAGCATCAAGCCGGTCACGCAAACCAGCCACAACACTCATCAAGTAATCCAAGTTCACAGGTCAGTCACCTCCAACAGTTTCGTCTTCACCAGTGCGGTCGGGTCAAGCGCGTACTCGATCTCTTTCACCACGCCCTTACCCGCGTGCCCTTGGCTGGTGAAACCCACCACCTGGTTAGGCTGAATCGGCACAGGCATATGCTGCAACGTAATAGCCGCAGACGGAGTAGACACGTCAATCAAACGACGTCGAGCCTGAGCAGTGATGGACTCCTGGTCAGCCGCCTCCACACCAGTCCTCGTCTCCACAACCCACCGACCCCTCGACGGGTAGGAGTAAGGAGAAGACGAATCATCATTCACGGCCACACCAACCAAGGCAGGCTTGTCTGCACTACCCTGGGAGATGAACACGACCTTGTTTGGCACAGCTGCCATATCCTGCTCACGCTCCCACTCAGGCAGGTGGATCGACCTCGCGCCCTCATGGAAGCCATAGGCCACGCCGCGCGCCGCCGGACGCACATAGGGGTCCAGGTGGACCTGCCCCTCACCGTCCGGATGCGCCGACCAGTAGCCGGCCGCCGAAAGCAACTCATTCACAATCGTCAGCTTCGATTTACCCGGGTCGTAGATCATGTCACTAGAAGCCACAGCCGTAGACGGAGTGATAGACAGGCGCTCCAGGCCCGTCTCATATAGGATGTCTGCCGCAACACCTACCAGGTTGGTCCCTGCCTTGACCGTGAACGTACTGTCCACGCAGTCAGCATCAGGCACAGCCAGAGGAGAAGACAAATCCACACTCCACGTGGACCCCATCTCACTGTAGGTGCGCGTGGGGGCAGACAGGAGGAACACTCCCAGCCCCCACGACACACCATTGGCCGTGTAGTCGATACGCACACGCTGTGTCATCCAATCGATGTCACCGCACGCCTGCGTCAGGTTCAAGCTCCCAGAAGCGCGCAGGCGGGTAGAGTTACTGAGCGTGATGTTGCCTCCGGTCACGCCGTCCAGACGGCGAACCACCTGGTCACCCCAATCCAGGAGCGTGACCGTATAGTGTGCTTGCCTGTGCGTGTCAAGCCGGTTACTCATGGTCTACCTCCTCTACCTCAATTTTAACACTCCACTTACCAGACAACGCACGATCCACGCTGACGCTCGCAATCGAGCAGTACACGCGCCGACCCATCGGATCACGATACAAGAATGGGGCAGGCAGGTAGGATAGTTCCTCAAGACGCTGAATCAGCGGGAAGTCCTCATCAAACAACACGGCTGACAAGCTGAGCGTCTTCTCCCGGTGCGTGCCACTCATCTCCACCGCCTTCTCACGGCCAGCAAACCGGTGCAGTTTCCGGTTGGCAAGCCCCATCTTGCACGAATGCACCGGATCCCACCGCAACGGCACAGTCGTACTAAAGTCCCGGCCGCCACCAATCCACATCGCCCACGACTGGGTATCAATGCTCTCCACCACGGTCGACGACGAAGGCAGATCAGACGTCGCCGTCACCCGGTAGGACACACTGCCATGACTCACCGACTGGTAATCGAGAATCATGCCGGACACCGGCAAATCCTCAGTGAGAACAGTCCATGTCAACCCGCCGTCATCACTGCGCTCCACACGGTTACGCACAGCCCCCGGCTTACCGGCCTCAGGAGCAGGGTTCACCACGCGCACACGCACGCACCCCACCTCATCATCCCACTCAAGGTAGACGCGCGGGGTGGGCGGCTGCTCATACTCCACCTTAAACGACTGGCTCACAGTCTTCGACTTCACGCCATGAGCATTCACAGCCGTCACACTCACACGGTATGACATGCCATTCTTCAGGTAGGTCTTCAAGCGCACGCTAGCCTGAGAGCCGCGCGCCACCTGAGTCTCAACCAGCTGGCTATCACCCTGGTACAGCTCCACAATGGCCTTCGTCTGCACAGGCCCACCCATAGCCGAGTACGCCCACGACACGTCTATGAACGACGTCTTCACCACCTGGCCAGGGGACTGGATAGAGATGACAGGGCGAGTCTCCACGTAGAACAGTGCGCGCCGTGACACGGGAGACGGGTCGGCATGCAGGCCCCACGTCTGCACCCAATACTCATACACACCCGGCGGGAGAACGCCAACAGTCCACTCCTGCTTCGACGAGGCCTGGTCAAACAGGGGGGCCTGCGTACCGCCCTGACGCCGCATGTACTGAAGCTTGAAGCGAGTCTGCGGACTAGAATCCGTCGCATTAAACCGCCACCCAAGCGTCACAGGCTCATCAGCAGGAAAATACAAGCCATCCGAGGTAGGCTCAGGAGCATTCGGGCGCGCCAAGAGCTGCACGATGTTCGACGGCTCAGACTTCACGGACGACATAGAGCCACCCACGCACACGATGCGGTACTGGTGGGTCACATCAAGACGAGGTGAACTATGCGACCACGTACACCTCTCAACATCCAATGTCACCAGGGCAGCGAGCTTATCACCATCATACACCTCCCACCTGGTAGGAATGTAAGGTGCCTTATTCTCCCAAGACACCACGATATCGCCCGACGCATTCTTCACCGCGCGCACATTCACCGGGGCAGGAGGCGTCGTAAACACAGGCCTCTCAGCCTCCACATACTCCGACCCACCAGCCGCGTTATCTGTCTTCACACGGTAGGAGTACTTATGACCAGGCGTGACATCCATGTCAGCAAAAGACACAGCATCCTTAACGGGAGCAATAACCGTCCACTGATCAGACTCGTCAACACGTCGCTCGACCACAAAATAGTCAATCGGGTTCGACTCACCAGACGCGGGCGCAACCCACTCAATATTGATCTGCTGGTCAGACACGCGACTAGCCGTCACACTAGTCGGCGGATTCGGAGGAACCACCGGGCGGGCAGGAAGCGTAATCCAATTCTCCACACTCGGATTACCGCCATTCCAGATCGGGCCAAGGCTCGCCCCAATCGTCACCGTCTTCTCGCGCCCATACTCCACAGGCACAGTGAAACTCCACTGGCTCAGCTGCTTATACACCGTCTGCCCATAGCCAGACGAAAAACTGAAGCCCTCCGACCCCGACCCGTAGTAGCCCCACCATGACCACGCCGACGAGAAACTATGCCCATACCCATCACTGCAAGCAGTAACAGTGGCCGTCACCGTCACCGAACCACTCGAAGGATCACCCGACCACTCCAAGCCAACACCAATAAACATGTAGCCGCTAGACGCGGACCAAACAGTAGACATACCCTACCAACCCCTTATTAGAAACCTGTACCAAGCAGATCACGAGCACGAGACCTGGACGCCGGAGACAACGCATCATTCACCACGCCACGAGCCTCCACACGCATACGACCAACCAACTGACCATCCTCATCCACAACAACCAGAGTCTCCGGGTAGTCCTGCGCGCGTGTGTGACGCTGCAAGATATCCCACTGCCCATCAGTAAACACCGGCTCAGGACGGCCCGTCTTATTCAACACCGTGGTGAGACCAGGCTGGATGTAACCACCATTATCGAACTTATACGTGCCAGCCGTCGGAGACCCCCAAATACCCGTCTCACGCACAAACGCGCCCGGCTTCGGAGCCTCCACCATCATGCCCTTACCGGACGCAATAGCCACATGCCACGCAGGATTACCCCAAAACAGCAGATTGCCCGGGACATTCGCATTACCAGCACCAGAACCCGACTGGTAGCCGGCAGCCGTCAAACGCGGAATCCTAGAGCCCATCTGGTGAGCCGCCCAATACACCAGACCAGAACAGTCAAGACCCGGCGGGATAGACGAACCACCCCACACATAAGGCACACCAATAGCCTTCCTAGCCGCGTTGACAATACCCGTCGCACCCATGCTCGACGTCTTGCCCTTCAACCAGTTAGCGAAGCCATCAATCCACACACCAGGAACAGCGCGCATAGAATCAGCGATCATACCCGACCCAGGTAGGCCACGCATCATCGCATCCACAGGGGCCTTAATGAAGCGAGCCACCGCACCAGCAGGGTCAGCAATGATCTTACCCATCGTGTCGGCAGCATCCTTAATCCAATCCCACGCGCCCTGAGCCCCATCCCAGATACCACCATTAGCGAAGGCAGCGAACTTCACGCCCGCATCCCCACCAGGAATACGCGTCGACCCCGACCGGGCAGCAGCATTCATGCGAGCCACAGCATCAGGCCCACCAACCGCACGCACCCACTCAGGACGCATGATCGCCTCACCACCAGACAAGGCGAGAGCACCGCCACCATCAGGGGAGAAGAAGTGGAACACATCCCGGCCGGGCGTGTACCCGGGCAGGACACCACCAGACGCGTACTCAGCAATAGGAGCAACGTACGGAAGACGCAGGCTCAAACCCAGCTTCTCAGCCATCGAGTCCGCCGTCTTCTTAATACCCGACGTGTAGACCGTGTTGATAATGAAGTTGATGGGCTTAGCCACCACACCCTTCACAGACTCCCAAATCGACGCCACAGAATCCTTCATCGACTGGAACGCCGACTTGATACCATCCGTCACACTCGTGATCGTGCCCCACAGCGTGTAGTACATCCAGTTAGCAACCGTGCTAATCGAAGACTGGATACCATTCCAAATAAACGTAATCCACGACCACAAATTATTAGCACCAGCCTGGATACCATCCCACACAGACTGGACCACCGGCAGGACATACGCGGTAAACCAACCCACCACAGTCAGCACGCTCGTTTGGATACCCCACCAGACAGTTTGAATACCCTGCCACAACGACTGACCAACCCACAGGATACCATCCCATGCCGCCTGAATAACCGGCAGGACATACGAGGTGAACCAGTCAGCAACCGTCTGCACACACAACTGAATCCACTGCCAGTACATCTGAATGCCAGTCCACAACAGGTTCGCGCCAGCCGTAATCCCATCCCACACACCAGTGACAACAGGCAGGACATAGGCGGCGATCCAATCAGCCACCACCTGCACAGCCGACTGGATACCAGCCCACGCCGCCTGCATGTACTCCCACAACACGGCCACACCAGCCTGGATACCCTCCCACGCCTGCTGCAGGTAGGGCCACACGTAGGTCACCACGAAGTCAGCGACAGCCTGCAAAGCCAACTTCCACAACTCGAAATAAGTTATGACAGGGAGGAGGGCCACCCACACGGCCGTCTTAATGCCATCCCACACTGCCTGGAACACGGGCACCACATAGGTGTTCAGCCAGTCAACACACGCGCCGATAGCATCCTGAATACCCTGCCATGCGGACGCAAGGCCCGACACCACAGTCGAGTTAAACCAGTCGACAGTGCCGCCAACCTGGTCCCACGTCGACGCCCACCACGAAGAGAGAGACTCCATAGCGGAAGACCACGCTGACCCAACCCAATCCACGAAAGAGTAGAACGCTTCCGTGATCGCAGCCCACGCCTGCCGGCCGGTCTCTGTCTGTGTGAAGAAATACGTCAGGCCAGCCACCAAAGCAGCCAACGCCACCGCGATCAGGCCAATCGGTCCCACGCTCATGACAGCATTAAACGCCACCTGCGCGGCCTTCGCCACATTCGTAGCCTTAGCGAACTGCAGCAAACCACCAGCAGCCTTCACAGCATTGACAGCAGCCATAGTCGTACTCAGCAGCTGAAAAGTCCCCACAGCCGTCCCGACCACCACAATGAGGGGCGCAACAACATCTTTGTTCCGAGCCATCCAGTCAAACACGGCCTTCAGCGCATCCGCTGTCGCCTGAATAACGGACACGGTACTACCACCGAACGCGCCAGCAATATCCGCCCCAAGAGGAGCAAACACGCCCCCCAGGCTGGACCCAGCATCCCACAGGGACTTGAACATGTCCCACACAGACAGGCCAGCATCCCGGAGGTTAAACAGGAAATCAACCAGGCCAGAGTCTTCCTGGAAACCAAAGATCGGGCCCGTGAAATCACCCTTAGTGAGAATATCCCACACGCCCTCCAGGGAAGGCACAGCCGTGTCATTAATCCAACCAAACGCCTTCGACGCGCCATCAGACACCACACCCATGAAATCCGTGAGCGCAGGCTTAAGCTTGTCAACAATGCCCATACCACCCGTCACCAGGGTGGCCTGCAGGTTACCCCACGCACCCTCAATGGTGGTGGTACTGGTTGCAGCCTCTTCGGCGACGTCCGTGAAACCCAAATCCAAGATCGCCTGATTGAACTCATCAGCCGTGATCTCGCCCTTAGACATGGCGTCACGGAAGTCGCCGACATACGCGCCGTTAGCCAGAAGGGCCTCCTGGAGCTTACCAGAAGCGCCGGGAATAGCATCCGCAAGCTGGTTCCAGTTCTCTGTCGTGAGCTTGCCCTGACCAGCCGTCTGGGTCAGCACCATGCCAACCGACTTGAATGTCTCAGCATTACCACCGGCCACGGCGTTGAGGTTACCGGCGGCCTCGGCAAGCCGGTCGTAGCCCTGCACGCCGTTAGCGGCGAGCTGGGCAGTGATATTCTGGATGTCACTGAGCTCATAGACAGTGTCATCCGCGTACTTCTTCGTACTAGCAGTCAGCTTCCCAATCTCATCAGCCGACACACCAGCAAACCCGAGCGTCGACTTAAACTTGTCAGTAGCATCAGACGCATTCAAGGCCTCGCGAGCCACGTCAGCAAAACCAGCCGCCGCCGCGATACCACTAACAGCCCCGAGTGCGAGAGCACCGGCCTTGGCGACACGCTTAAATGCCGCGCCAAGGCCGGACTCAACCTTCTTCTCAGCAGGGCGTGTATCGGTCCCAGCCAGCTCTTTGCGGATAGCTTCCTGAAGGCCCTTCATGGAAGGAGAAATCTGAATCCACGCGGTACCTAAACTAAAACCGTTCTCAGCCACTGCTAATACTCCTAACTATGTGCTTCGACCCACCGGCGTGCCCGCTCTTCACGACGCACCCGGGAGACCTCGGCTTTCTCGAACCAGCCGGGTTCGGGTGGGCTAGCAGGCTTTGGCACATCCTTCTTCTTGCCACCAAACGCGGTGATGAGAATCCCCTCCAGACGGTTGCCTTGAGCGAACACAGCCGACACTTCATCAGTCCACGCGCCCGCCCCGCCAAGGCGCTTACGGAGAAGAGACCCAACAGGTAGGTTGTTGATCAGAACCCCCACCCGACGCAGGCTCAACTCACCCGTGAACACCTGCGTCAGGTCGAGGTTGTACGTCATTTGAAAGTCCGCCTCCAACACCTCCCAGTGTTCCCACAAGAGGTGCAGGAGGTCAATCAGTTTCCCTGGCCGGAAGCCTGAAAGACCTCAGTCAGGAACTCGACGATAGTAGTCACGCGCAGCTTCCCGTTCTCATCACGCAGCGAATCCAGTGCAGCCTTACGCTCACCCTCATCAGGGATAAGCAGGGCCAGCATCGGGTTGGGGCGCCCCTGTTCCATCAGTGCCGTCATCGCGTCGTAGTCGTCGAGCAGATCAGAGGGGTTGAAATCCAGGGCAATGCCTCGGACCTCGACGTGGATGGGCGCCGCCTCGCCACGATCATTCTTGGACTGGGCTTCACGGCGGGCGAGCTCAGCAGCGGTGGGGGCCTTCTTCGTAGTCATGGTTCTGTTCTCCTACACTCTATTCTCCAAAAGGGTTATTGCCTGCCGTGTGCCGGGAGAACAGAAAAGCGACACACGGCAGGAGTCATAAGGTCAGCCGACCTTCAGGCCATCCTCGTTGCTGAGGAGCTCGTACTTATCCAGCACTTCGAGGTTGTACTCGTAGGCGGACAGCTCACCAACCTTGAAGGTGACGCCAGAGCGCTCTCCAAGTTCGAGGCGCGGGAAAATATAGCGGCGCTGCTTGCCGGTAGAGACGTCGAACAGGTCAACCACACCACACAGGGCCTCCACCTTACGGGAGGCAGACACCGTCATGCGGGTGATACTATCCGTGCCAGCCGTGGTGACCTTCTCGGCCTTAGTGGCGCCAAGGTACTTCTTGAGCAGTTCCAGCTTGGTCTCAAGCAGAGTTGCCTTGAACGAGGTGGTGGAATCCGACATGTAGGTTCGGACAACCCTGTGCCCCTGGTGGCCTCGGATCTTATCCACGCTGTCGGACATGTCCAGCGTCATGCCGTCGTCACTGGTCCAGCCGACGTCGATCATGCCCTCGGGCATAGGCGTGGTCAGGTTGGTGATGGTGGACAGGTCGGTGCCAGCCGGGCCGAGATAGAGTGTATCCTTCTCGGAACCTGCCATGAATGCGTTGTCAGCATTGGTCTTAGCCATTGGTAACTCCCAACTTTGCGGTAATCTGGTACGTCGCAGTGTAACGGCGCATATCGGTATCAGGGTCGGGCATTTCCGCTGGTGCGGGAGAGCTTACGACCGCTACAGGCCCATCCGCCTCTGGAAGGTGGTGGAGGGCATCTCCCACGTGGCGAGCGAGCTCGCCTGCCCACCAGGAAGTGGGCGCATAGGAGTCGATGGTGATCTGAGCCGTGTAGAGAATACGTTCAGACCGTCCGGGCCCACCCGTCGCCAGCACGAGCACGTAAGGGTGGGGGTTTTCCTCAGTGGAGGGGCGGATGCCTCCTACCGTGGTGCCCTCTAGTTCGCCTTCGAAGTTCTGTTTGTTCAGGTAGTCGATCACGAACTTTTGCAGGTCAATGCTCATCGTCATCCCTTTCCTACGGCGCGTTCTAGCAGGTGGTGCTTGGCTTGGCGCCTGCGTGCTACGTACGTGTCAGGGCGGACGTAGGCGCGGGCGCGGTCTGTGCCGACTTGCACCTTGGATGTGAACCCATCACCCGCGCGGGCGGCGATCCCTGCTGCCTTGGCGGCGAGCATGTTCTGCACCTCCTGACTCTTCAGGAGGTCTTTGACACCATCCTTATGGATAACGAACTCAACTTTCACGTGGCGCCTCCTTCCATAGCCTCAAGTATACCCCCAGAGGGTATACGACAGGGGTGCCGACAGGCTGCCACACGTCACCTCGAAGACGCACCCTGTCACCAGGGAGGATATACATGACCTCATCTAAAGGAGTATCCCAGTACACAGTCACGGTCTCCCTGGTTCCGTAGTCTTCGCCTGTGCCCTCCCGGTCGGAGGACTGCGTTGTGGCGACGAGGACGGGAGGCAGGCGAATCTCCTGCACGGCGCCACTGCGGTAGGCGACCCCGAGCGGGTCACGCTTGGGCTCACTATGGCGCAATAGCACGGCTGGTTCCTTCCACGCGTCCATTGCGCTCACCCCTGCCCACCCCCGAACAAGGTATCGGCCGAGCCAAAAAAGGATGCTGACACCCCATTGACGTCATCGCGATCCTGCTTGGTCAGGAACAGGTCACCTGAGGGGTTAGCCCACGACGTCGATAAAGAGAACGGCCCAGTCGTCTGAGTGAGCTGCGTAGCATCTCCTGCAACACCCGCAGGGCGCTGACGAATAGCCCGGCTCACCACGCGGCACGTCACGGCTGTTAGTACCGTCTTGGGTGCATTCTTCCAACCTGGGCAACGGTAGCAGATGAGGTCAGTGGCGTCTTGCAGGAGAATCTTGACGCGCGCGTCTGCGATCATGGTACTGTCCTCAACAGGCAGGCGAGCTCGCAGATCCTCAAGTGTGGCGAAAGGAATGCTACTCATGGTTACGGCGCTTCCTACCAGTGGTTGCAGCGGGGACGATAAGTCCGAGCTCCTCGTCACTGCCTGCCAGTGCGCGCACCTCAGCTTCCAAGGCTTTCTCCGACACTTCGGCCCACCCACCCTGGAAATGCACGCGCCCAACCGGGGTGATCAGAAGCATCTCAGGGTACTTCACTGATTGAACGTTCAACGTGTTCTCCTTACAAGAAGACCCGTGGCGGGGCCAAGACTCTCAAGACCCCACCACGGGTGGTGTGTCACGAAGCCTTCAGCTTCAGCTTGCCGTGGTGCTGCTCAGCACCATACTTCAGACCAATCTCACCATAGATCTGAACCTTGTCAGACGAGCCAGTGCGACCCAGACTCTCAGCAAAGAAGGTGCCCTTCCCCGGAATCTCCAGGAACACAGGCGAACATTCCTCAAGAGACACAACCAGGAGCGTGTCAGCAGGCACATCATTGTCAAGCATGATGTTGCACGTACCAAAGTCCGTCTCGATTGCGGTGACGTTCACGCCACCAACCGTGCGAGAGGTCTCACGGTAGTTGTTATCCTTGATGAACACCTTGGACAGGGCACGCTTGACCTTCGCACCGACCAGGATCGTGCGGGTCTCACCCTCACGAATACCACCGTTCTCCCAGACCTTCTGCATGGTGTCAAGCACCAGGTCCTCGGTCAGGTTAGCGGTCGTAGCCGTCACGACGTTCGTCGTAATAGCCTCCACAAGGCCACGCGTCTTACGCGGGGTCGTGTTGGCCGTAGGATTGGCATAGACGCCCTGAATGAACGACTTGTTGACGTCGCGGGCAACCTGCTTGAGCGTCAGCTCAATCTGATGCTGCAGCTCATCCTCAGGCAGAGTCGTGGTGCCAATCGTCACCATCTTCTCACCGTCAGTGTTGCGCATACGGGTGGTGGCCTGACGCGTGTAGGACAGCTCCACGACTTCCTGGTGAATCTCCAGGACGTTGGACACTCGGGAGCGCGCACGCTCTTCACTACCAGGGGCCACAGCACCCTCAAGACGCTGACGGGTAATATCAGCATCACGCAGGTCCTCAGTCTGCCACTCGATGAGAGTGGAACCTGCCGACTCACCACCAGTAAGCCCGCCGATAGCAGACAGGAAAGGCGTGTCTTCCTTGGAAATCTGGAAAAGTTCTCCAGTGTAGTTGGGCAGATTGTAGGTCGTGCCCACTCCAGTTGCTCCGGACATTTATTCCTCCTAATTCAGAACAGGTTGGATGCAGCCGAGAGCTTCGCCAGCTTCAGGCTAGAGAGGGCTGCGTGGTCATTGTTTGCTTCAGCACGCGCGATCATCTCGTCAATGCTGAGGATCTCCCCACCAGGATTCTTTGAACCTACCGTGGGGAGAGTAGGTGTGGAAACAGCCCCGACACCAGCCGGGGTGGTTCGAGAGAGACCTGCCAAGGTCTCATTCAAGGCCTCGAGGTCAGCATCGTCGCGGATGAACGATCCGAGAGCCTTGGGGATACCAGCCTTCTCCAGTCGGATGGCGTGCTGCTCGGCGCGCTCCTTTGCTTCAAGATGTTCCTTGGTTTCCTGAAGCTGGCTGGTGAGGGCTTCGACGCTGGCCTTGAGAGTGTTGATGGTCACCTGAACGTCATCAGTCTTATCCTCAACAGGTGCCGGCGTCTCAACGGGTGCCTGCGTCTTATCCTCAACAGGTGCCTGCGTCTCAACGGGTGCGGGCGCCTTATCCTCAACAGGTGTATCCACCGTATCTGCAACGTCGTCTCCCTTAACCTCAATGGGTGCGTCATTGTCCGCGGCAGTGCCCACCTGATTGAGGGCCACGGCCTCTACTGCCTCCGTGCCGGGGGCTGGGTTGCTGATCTTCTTGGTACTCATTTCTGTTCTCCTTTATCCTTCTCCTTGTCAAGAGAATCCGCTAGCTTCCCGAGCTTCTGTGAGCGGAACTCACTAGCCGGCCGGGCAACACCCTGACCATCTGAAAACATCTCAGGGTGCCCTTCTCTCATGTATGAGGCAATTATACCCCCCGGGGGTTCCTTCACACCAGCCTTCACTGCGGCGCGCCGTGCCGACAAATACACATCGTACATCTCATCGGGATGATAACCTGGAAGATTCTTATGCTCCCAATCCGGCACAATACGACAGTTGCACGCGTCATGGAACTCATGACCCGCACCACCCGCCAAATCCTTCGAGTGATACACCCACCCCCTGGAGGCCAGCATGCAACAGAACGCGCACGTCTTCCCAACCGGCACGCGCGCAAACCTCGGGGCAGACGGGTCCAAATCCGCAGCCCGAAGGATCGTACGCCTCGGACCCGTCTGAATCTCCCTACCAAGCGCCCCCGCCACAACACGGATAGACTTACCCAGGTCCTCCTTGGCAAGACCGGCAGCATACCGACTCAAACGGTCAATACGCTCCACCTGACCCGCAGGCACAATAGCCTCAGGCGCGTAGGCCTTCTTGAAAGAGGGCCGCAACTCCTCATACCAGTCAAGGCTCCCCTGCGTGAGTGCCGACCCGTACGTATCCACAATCTCTCCGAGGACTTGCTTCATCTCTTCGCGAGCCAAAGCCACGTCCTCGAAATTCAATTGCCTGAACAGGGCCGCCAGCTGGTCCTCTGAGCCTTTCAGCACAGCATCAACCATCTTGTCGTAGACCTCAACCTCCTGCAGCGACGTCACAGCTACTCACCGCCCGCCCCACGCAGAATCGCATCCAAGTTATCCCGGCCGCGCTGCTGCTCGGACTGGGCACGAATCCGCATGATCTGCTGACGCGTATAGCCCAGCTCCTCCAAAGCCACATCCGTCCTACCCAGTTCGGGAATCGCTTGAATCTGCTTGATCATGGCATCAGACTGGGAGACAATCGACGGGCGTGCAGGGTTACGCCAGTGCGTGGAAATACGTGCCGCATCATCAGGCAGCCACCCATCACGCAACTGGATGATGTTCCTGTACACGCGGTTCAAAGCGTAAGAGTTCGCGTCGTTGAAGTCGGAGGCCTCGGTCACCAGCTCCTCACGCGCTGCGTAGATCGCGTCAGCCGAGGACGGGTTATCTTGCACGATGCCAAGTGACCCGACCGGGAGAGACAGCGCACCGGCCATCTCCTGGGCCAGTTCACGCAGCTGATCGACGTAAGGCTGCATGGACTGCTGAGGCAGCACATCCACCTCAGGCAGCTCGCCTTCCTCATCACGGCTGATACCCTTGACCGACCCGAGACGCCAGCTCCAGGAAGACTTAATCTGACTGAACGTCGCCTCATCCACGCCACGCAGCAGCAGACCAGGAGCAGTGAACAGCTCAGACGACACGTCCATACGCATACTGGCACGCACAGCGCGATCCACGATAGACAGCACGCCGTCAGTCAACCGCGACCTACCCAGCGGCCGGTCGAGAGTGCCCCGGTACACGAGAGCCTCCATGGGCGTGCGACCCAGATTATGCTCCACATGCCCCGTCACATACCAGCCCTGATTGCCGAACAGGCTCATGCTCACCATCACGGTGGGAGTCAGCATGATCAGCTCTGTGGGTCGCCCTAGATAATCCACGTCGTTGATGAGCAGACCAGCCTTGATGCCACGCCGACGTCGATCCCACAGTGCAGACGCGGTCATAGCCGAGTACGGCAACACGAGCACCGGCGGGTCACCCGCGCTCACGTCACCGGGCAGGGTCACCAGGAACGACACGCCGTGCGTCGCCGCACTCGAAATAGCATGCCCGATCTCGGTAGCAAACCGGTTCTCATCCAGGAGGGACGCCAGCCCGTAAGGGTCCTCCGACCCGTCGGGGGCCACGACACCATCCCAGTGGCACCTCGACGTCAGAGAAAACACGGCCTTCTCCGGCCACGTCGACACGATACGCAGATCACGCGCGATCTCACGCGGCAGGGAGATGTTCAGGCTGTCCACGAAGACCTTGCAGTCCAAGTAAGCCTGACGGCGCATGTTGGACGCGTACCGTGCCTGCCACGTGCCTACCAGCTCATTAAGGGTGGCCTGCAGCGTGTCAGACAGGCCGGCTACGACAGGCGGGCTAAACATGCCGGGCCCTGCGCCGGTAATCAGACGGGTATCAACATTCATAGTCACGATAGAGCCTCCTGACTCTTGTTCGGTCGGCGACGCGACGTGCGCGCCATCCACAATGCGACGCTCACAGCCTCCAGTGGAACTTCGTCACCCTCCTGCCCGGTTGAGTGCCAGCCCCACACCCCGTCGGCACCGCGAATCTTCTTATCAGATACTGCCACAGACGCGTCCAGGGCATCAGTGTCTGCGTCATGCCCACCAGGGTGTGTCACGGTATGTGCTTGCACGGCGTTGAGGAATCCACTGCACGCGGTGAAGTACTCCCTGGTATCAACAACGTGCAGGTAGCCCTTCGGGACTTTCATGGCGCGTAGATCCTGCTCTAATGCTAGGCCACCTGACCTGCCTGACACGCCCACTGCACTGTAGTGGGTGCGGCGCTCATACAGCCAGTCCGCGAGCGCACTGCTGGTCATGGTGCCCGTGTTGACGTCGATGAGTTCCACGTGCGCGAGGCCCGTCTTGCGGTCGTAGAGGCATCCTGCCACGGCCGTGCGCGTGCCATCCTTGGAGAAGGCGACGCCCAGCGCGCGTGTCACCCCCTGCCCAGTCAGCTCATCAGGCAGCTGCGTCACACCGGTGGCTTCCCAGTCGGGGGCACTGATCAGGCGACGCGTGGCGTCGATGGATGCCCACCAGCCGAGGCGCTCGCGGGCAAAACCGTCGTCGGAGAAGCTTTTACGCTCACCCTCAAGCACACGCATTTTGAGCCTGCCTGAGAGCATGGCGGGGTTGGTGCGCACCCACAGGTCTTTGTCGTTGAGATCAATGTCTGCTAGGGACTTCGGGAGGCCGGGTGGGGACCATTCGTCCCAGCACGTGTACAGGGATTCACCCGAGAGCGCATCACGGCGCTTGCGGGAGAAGACTTCACCATTTGCTGTGGGGCTTGGGGGTGTGCCGGTGTAAATCCACTGTGGGTTGCCCAGGGGTGCAGAGCTTGTGGTGGAGAGAAGGGCTTCCAGGGCTTCGTCGCCGAGCTCCTGGGCTTCATCCAGGACGAGGACGTCGACGGTGAAGCCTCGTCCTGAGCCTTTGGAGCGTGCGGCGATTTCGATGCTGCCGCCGTTTTTGAGGTAGACGGCTTCTTGGCCGTTGACGTTGCGGATGTTGGCGACGAGGGCGTTGAGGTCAGGGAACTTGGCGCCGGGGTCGTTTGCGCATTCTCCGAAGAAGTGCTTGAGGCGGCGGAAGTGCTTCTGTGCAGTCTTGACCTCGTGCGCGGTGTGGAGGATGCGCTCCCCCCTGCCGATGGTGCCGAAGAGTTCGCGGATTTCTAGGATGGCGTTTTTGCCGTTTTGGCGTGGGACGGCTAGTCCGCAGGTCATGTTGGCCCACCCGTCCTCACCTACTGCGAGCCAGTGGCCCAGGACGTGTTCCTGCCAAGGGTCGGCGTCGAGCTGGTAGGCTGCTGCGAGTGCTACGGCGAGGTCCCCCAACGACTCGGTCGCGGGGGATGCTACTGACACGCAGGGCTGTTGTGTGGCTTCAAGAGGCGTTGATGTCACGCTTGCGTAGCCTTGCCTGGAAGATGGCGACTGCACTGGTGCCTTCCTCTTCCTCGTTGGTGTTCTCGCTTGCGGCTGCCTGCTTTTCGAGTTCGGCTAGTTCCTTGGAGAGGCGGTTGGCGGTGTTGAGGAGGGGTGCGATCTTGTTGGGGTCTGCGCCTTCGATGGCCTGCCATGCTTTGGCTAGGAGCATGCGGACTTCTTCTTCTCGGGTCATTCTTGTTCTCCTACCGTGGTGATGTTGTGGATGCCTGACTGGTTGAGGCATGTTTTCATGAGGTCGGTGACTTCTACGCCGTCTGCTACGTATGCGCGCACGGAGCCGTCGATGGCTCGGTTGCGGTTGACGGCTGTGAGTTGCCGGGGTGTGCGTAGGTAGACGCGCGCACACCTCTTGGGGTCTTCGATGTATTCTGCGCGGTGGAGGCTGTGTGTCCGGTATAGGGGGCTGTATGTGCCGACGTAGGGTTGGAAGGCGGCGCGTAGTGTGTGTCGGTCGGGGTAGATGACGACGCTGTGTTCACCGTTTGGTGTGTCGTCGAGGATGTCTAGTATGTTCATGGTTCGATTATACCATGCTAGCGCTAGAGGGAGTTGAATGTTCAACTGTGTGTTGTGGATAAAGGAAAGCCCCCCTACCATGACATTACAAATGGTAGGGGGGCAGGATCACCATAGAGAGCCGACAAGAGAGTGATCCTGGATTCATCCTCAAGCACTAGTATACACGAGGACTCACAGCAATTCAGAGTTAAGGCTATGATCCTGCTCACACGGGAGGGCGTCAAGGAACTCCTGAATCTGCCTGCCTTCAAGCAAGCTCACACGGCTTGCACCAACCTTGTCCAACGCTGCCTTCACATCAGCCGCACGACCAGCGTTAATCGCCGCAGAAGCCCGGTCCAAAGCAACAACCACCAGCTCAGCATCCTCTACCGGCGTAGGCGCAGCATCCTCCACCGGCTCAGGCACCTCTTCCACACGCGAGAAGAAACGCTGCTGCCCAAAGACATGGAAACGCGCCCGCTTCGCCCCTGAACTCTCCCAACCAGGGATCTTCCTCAAAGCCTCACCAATCTCCAAGCTATCCACACGAGACATCTTCCCTTGAGTATTGCCAAGCAGAACCGACCAGATCTCAATCGAACACACGCGCTCAATCCGGCGAGTACCCTTCGCCAAACCAGACTCATAAAGACGAAGATGGTCAATGCGCTCACTCACAGACATCCTCTCCCAACTATCAGGGACAGGCATATCAAGGTAATTCTGGATGCAACCAACCAAAGGATCTTCCTCAGTTGCTGCCTCACGCACGCCCTTAGCAACAGCCTCTTCCTCATCAGACAAGTACAGGTCCGGATTGCTCTTCACACCGTACTTAGCGCGGCTCTCCTTCCAGATGTGCACAGCTTCCGCCCACACCTGATCCACGTACTCATCCGTGAACACATCAATCTTCTTCGTCACTTCCACAACAAGGAAACGCCTATTCCCCTCTTGCGCGCGCAAGAAAACAACGTTGTTGGTCGTACCCCAAATCACTTGACGACGAGGCAACTCCACCGTCTCACGCGCATACGGCAAACGCACATTATCATGGGTGAGCGTAATGAACTGCTTCAAAGCATCAGCGTCAGCCTTCTTCATAGCGACACCCTCATCCGAAATAGTGATCCACGACTTCGACATATGCATAACCGTGTCCCGCAGCGCGCTGCCTTCAATAGAGCCAAGCTGAGTATGCCAACCCCGGGACATCGTTTCGATAAACCGCGTCTTACCGAGGCCCTCGCCGCCAGAAAGAATCAAGCAGTTATCCACCTTGACGCCAGGGTTCAAGACACGCGCTACAGCCTGAACTGCAACCAACCGGGCCACGCGCCGAGTATGCGCATTCTGCTCACCAGGAAGCCACGTCTCGATACGAGACACACCATCCCACTGAAGACCCTCCAGATACTCCTCGACAGGGTGGAAGGCATTCCTCTGTCCCACCTTGTGGATAGCACCATTGAGGCGCCTCTCAGAGGGGTAGCGCATGTTGTAAGTGCACTCAAGGTGATCACTAATTTCTTCACGATCAGCTTCAGTGAGCTGATCATTCTTACCTGCGGTTACCTTACGCCAAGGGAAATCTTGGCGCGTCACAGTCGCAAGGCTCATGGTGTTGTACGCCAACCCGCTCAGCACAGGGTCATGCTCCGTGAGGAGCCGCCAGTTGTAGCCGTCATCCAGGACCTTACCTGTCTTGGGGTGAACGTGCAGCTTCGACACCCAATCGCCCGCGCGCTTCTCCCCACCCTTACCGAGGTGGTCGATATCCAAACCCATCATCTCCGCCTTAACGTCGGGCAGCTCCGTGAACTCTACCATGGCCTTGCGGATAGACGGGCGATCCTTAGGAGCGGTGTTCAAAGGCGTGCCGGCCTCCACATCCAAATCCCCGAACTTGTGCATGGCCACGAGGTCGAACATGCACAATGCGCGCCCGCCAGCGGGATCTGAGGCGTGGTTGGAGTACACGTACCCATCCGGGTACACGCACACACCGCCCTCACTCTCGGCGGGGATGTAATGCCAGCGATCCTTACTCACCCGTTCGTAGGGCAGTCCGAATTCTTCTACCGCACGGTCCATGTCGTACAGGCGGTTGAATGCGCCGATCACACCGGGGAGCTTGTACGGGTCGGTCTTGCGTCCGCGCTTGTGTTCAGGCTTGGCACTGAACCCGCCGAAGCGCTCCAGGAGCATTTGTGCGGTCGCTGGCTCGCCTTCGTAGGAGTACACCTCGTACTGGTCGGGGTGCTTGGCGGAAGGGCCGTACATGACGCGCTTGGGCTGGTCGCAGGTTGGGTCGAACTGTTCCTTGCCGAGGGCTTCCATGAGGCCATGTACCGCCCGGGGGTATTCCTCTTCGGTGAGTCCCGGTCCCAGGAGGGGGATGATGACGCGGTAGCGGGGTTTGTCTGTGGTGTGGCGGTAGGTGGAGTGTACGAGGGCAGTGAGTCCCAACCCTTCCACGCGCGCGGGGAGGTCAGACTTGACTTTGTCGGCGTCGAGGGTGACCATGGTGCGGTATTCTACCCAGCTGTTTTTGCGGCTTGTGCTGGTTGCCTTGCCTGCCATGTACGCGCCGCAGTTTTTTTTGGTAGCGGGCTCTTGTGCGCCTTCGACGAACTCCTCCCAGGTGATGGTGGCGGGGAACCACTGCTTGTCAGTGCGGGACCCGATAATTGTCAGCTCAATGTTCATGGTGAATCCTCTCTCTAGCAGTAAGTCGACTCTTGTCGGGGTCTATTTTAGCACGCTTGGGGTTGTGTGTGTGGGGGGTGTGGTGGTGGGACACACACTGGGATCCCAAGGTTGCAGACTTAGTGGGTAGCGCTTGTTCGGCGTTCACGCCGAGTTCTAGTGACCGGCGTCACTAAGAGAGGGTTTCTGTCCCGATGTCCCGTCCACAAGTGGGACATTGTTGTCACAGCAGGGGACAAGGGTTTTTCCTTGGGATATCAACGAAAAACCCCCTTTGTCAGAGTGTCAGAGGGACAATAAGACATATAATTTCTATTGTTTTATATATTTGTTTTTTTTCTCTATGTAACATGTCATCGAGAGTTTTTTTTTTAGTAGGGGTCTATAAGGAAAAGTATGTCCCATTTGTCCCACTACCCCGAGAAACCGTTGGAATACCAACGAAAAGTCTGAGACAAAGCCGGGGACAACCTTGTCCCTTGCACCCCATGCCCTCAGGTTTTTGGGTCGCGCGCACACCTGGTTGGGAGACACTGGTTGGAGAATGGCTCTATACGGCGATCTGAGAGCCTTTCAGACGCTGAAGGTACCCTGGTAGCTCTCCGAGGCTGTAAGGGCTTCTACGGGCCATACAGAGGCCTTAACGAGCACCAGCAGCCCACACCACCTCAGCAGAAACAAAAAACCCCTACCTTGCGCGGCAGAGGTTGGAGAACAAAAACAAAAAAAACCCCCTGTCCTAGGACAGGAGGGATAAGTTAAAACCCTGTCGTCAGTGACAGAGGAACAGACCCAGACTAAAAACATCACCCGGGGGGGTATCCTGCTAGGCCTCCGGGGTACTCTTTGTAGAGGTGGGGGGATATTGTCCCCCTACCTCTGTGGTTGCTTCTAGTATACCACGTGTGTGGTGGTTGTGGGTGTGGTCGTTATCGATTTGTTATCTTTCCGTTATCTTTCCGTTATGTGTTTACCAGTCAAGGTTTCCGATGGTGTGGCATTGTTGTGTGGTGCTGGTTACGTTGTTCCATCCGATGGGTTTGTCTCCTCGCGCTTGGTTGCATTTGCGGCAGGTGACGCGTGCGTTGGTGATGGTGTCGGTGCCGCCCCTCGCGTAGGGGATGATGTGGTCTGGTTCGGGGCTGGTTGGTTGGAGTGTGGTTCCCCAAGCTAGCTCGCATCCGCAGTCGGGGCAGTTGGTTTGTCCGGCTGCGCGCGCGAGGTGGAGGACTCGTGTGCGCCAATTTTTGTGGCGGGCGGTTCCGGTTCGTGATGCTGTCATGGGTGTAGTGTAGCGCGGGTGTGTGTGTGGTGGTTGGTTTTTCTTCTTTTTGTTGTGGTGTGTGTCTCATTTGTGTGTTGCTGGGATATATGAAGCGCTAAACATGCTACACTAGTGGCATCACACAAGATCCCAACAGAAAGGGTCAGCATGAGTAAGACACACGGCACACGCTACGCCTACATCGCAGGGTGCAGGTGCGATGAGTGCCGAAGCGCCAACACCACCTACATGGCCCGCTACCGGCGGGACAAGCCCAAGCCTACCTTCTGGCGTAACAACCGCCGATGGGAGCCATGGGAGGACGAGCTGGCACTCGACTACTCGAAGAGCGCGTGGCAGATCGCAGACACGCTTCAACGCACACCCGCAGCCATATCCAACCACAGGCGCGTCCTCATTGCACGCCGAATCAACAAGAAGGAAGAGCAGTGAAACTCCTACAACACGCCCTCTACACGCTGTTCCTCGCCACCACGGTAGGACTCCTACTGACCATCATCACCACATACCACCTGCCAGTCATGACCGTGTGGGTGATCCTCCCACTCACTGCAGCCATCATGTGTGCAGCAGTGACCAATGAGAACACAACCAACCAGAAAGAAGAAGAGAAATGAAAAACTACGCCCTCGTTCTCACCTGTGCCGTCTCAGTCCTCGCCATGACCCTCTTGGCGGGTATCGCACTAGTTTTGTGCACCCCCCTGGAGGTGGCAATCCCCGTGCTGATCTTCGCCCTGTGCGCGGTTGCTTGCGTCGACTACCAGCGTTGGGTGGGTCGGAAGTGAAAAAGTACTTGGAGATCCTCGCCTACTACACTGCTATCGTCACCGTCAGCTCCCTGGTAGGAACTGCACTAGCCCTCTACGTGCTGGCGCGCCTCCCCTGGATGGTGACAGCCACCATGATGATCCTCACTGTGTGCGTGGTTTCATGGGTTGACTACCGGCGTGTGACAACCAGCAAGACACGCACACACAAGGATAACTAAGGAGAGGACTACAACCATGACCGCACGAAAGCTCAACAAAACCAACCCCGTCGACCTGCTCAAGGCTGCCCTTTACGCGGGCTGTGCAGAAATCATCCACACAGAAACCAGTGCCCTTAACCCAGACGAGTACGCCGGGTACACCGCCGCGAGCATGATCCCCGACCTCAACGACACCGACTGGGAAGTCATCTATGAGGCTGTAAACGAAGCCGTCGAAAAGGCTGCGCAGGGAGACCCTGACCCTGAAGACGTCATGCTCTTTGAAATCCCCGGTTCTCCACACCTGGTAGTCATTGAACTGTTCGGCTACGTGCCGACGGACCCGGCTAGGAACCAGGGCTGGTGGACAGGCATGCGCGCCCACCTCCTCGCCAGCTTTGAGGAGTAACCATCATGGATTGCGGTAACAGCCCTGAGGGTGAGTCGTTGAAGCGGTGGGTTGCTGGCAAGGTCAAGCCCACCCTGCGGTAAGAAGAGAAGGGGCCTGCCTGCGTTTAATCCTTCTGGCAGGCCCTCCTTTCTTATCCTTTGAGCTACTAGACAGTAAGAAAGTGACAAGACAATGAATGAGTCTCCTCAGCAATATTTCCTCACTCAGGCAGGCGCGTGGCTTGACCGCTATGAGCAGCACTGGCGCGCCGACAGCCTCATACCTGCTATTGCCTACAAGGCCAAGAAACTACCAGACAGCAGCCTTGACCTCATCAAACACCTTGCCCTCTACACCGGTTGGCTATGGAAGTACTACCCTGGGATCTTCACTAAGCAGGCCACTGATCTCGTCACACCACCAGACAACATCAGTGACCTGGAAGGCACACAATACGATAAGGCCGTCTTGGAAATCCTCATCAACAGGTGCGCGCGCCTCCCACGGCGGAGGGACACCAACCTCGGGGCAGGCTGGTACATGGAGGTCGTTGACTTCCTTGACGCACCAAACAACTCCGATGAGATCATCATTGAGAGGATCATCATTTGCTCTTCGATCCTACTTCACGAAGACGAGTCCGAGCAAACACCCCTAGTACTCGACATTCTCTTAAGTGATGCGTGGGAACTCTACCAGCGGGCGAGGGAACACGACCAACCCTAACCACACACGCACACACACAGAGACCCTCCTACCCGGCTGGTAGGGGGTTTTCTTCTCTTCTTCTAGGCGCCGCGTACGCCGACGCCTCGGGAGAAGGAAACGACAGAAAGGAAATCCAATGACACCTAAGTACCTCGGCGTCAGCGCCTTCGCTAAGCATGTTGGCCTCACGGACAGCACGATCCAGAGCTACTTCCTCAAGGGCATGCTGCCCGCCCCCGAGATCTTCTACCTCACCGGCAAGGGTGAGCCCCCCGGCTGGAGCATCGACACTGTCGAATACTGGATGAACAACCGCCCCGGAAGGGGCCGCAGGTATGCTTCCATGAAACGTCACCCTAGCAACAAGGAGAACAACTAAT